GATAAAGCATACCGCCGGGCATAAGATAACCCGCTACCATGTCGCTGGGCATCGTTCACTTTATCAACTACTATGCGGGTAAGGCTGCTGATATATTCCCCGGATTCGTGCAGCAATATCGTTTCTACGAAATCAGCACCTTCAATTACACAAGTGGGTTGAATAACCGATATGCCATGCGAATTTAGTGCAGGAAGCACCGCCTCCCGGACTGAATTAATATCGGCATAGTTTTTTTTAAAGAACGGGTTAACCGCATCTTTTTTAGCGTTGCTCATTTCTTTTTGCGCCTTCACGAGGGCGGCAGAAACGAGGGCTATTGTTGGTGAACAGTTCATTGTTTTTAGATTTAGTTTGAATGATGGTGCTAAGATACGGTTGTTATGTTTAAACCGCAAAATAAATGTTTGCAACATCGTTACAAATTTACTTTTTGCTAATTTGGTTTAAAAGTATAAACTTTGTAGCTATGAAAAAAATGACTATAAAACAGTACGCCGATAAATGCGGAATAAGTGTGCAGGCTGCACATAAGCGGCTGGCATCTATTGAAAATTACCGGGAGATTGTAAGTTTTGAACGTATTAATAAAAATTTCTTTCTCATAGAAGTCAATACCCGTAAGGGTTTTACTGGAAATGCAACATTGTTGCAAAAATAGTTTTGGTTTATACGTTTAAACTGCCTTATCTTTACAGGGTCAATATGACGAAACAATAAAAACTTATCAAAATGACTTACAAATTAACAGTTACGGAAACAGGGAACAAAGCCGGTAAATTTTCTTACACAGTTGTTGATGAAAACGGAACTATTATTTCTACCCGTAAAAGTAACAGGGAGTATGTGGCCTGCACTATTAATGGCTCATATTATTTTGGCCGGTTGGATTTGATAGGTAAAGGCGATCACGGTAAGCAAGTAAAATGGTGTATTGAGCATTCTCAGGAAGTTGTCCCTATTGCATATAAATAACCTTCCTGTTTCCTGATAAGTTCAGGACGGGCGACTAACCGGACGTAAGCGGTTATTTTTATTAACCGGGGTAGCACCCAATAAAACGAAAAAAGATGGTAGAGTATTTAGATAAGGTAGTGTTTAATTTCATTACCGTTACAGGGCATCAGGTAGATGTATCTTATATTTCTACTGGAGAATTAAATAAAGGTCGGGCAGAATACCGGGTGTATGTATCGTTTGCTGGTAAAATAGGCAGACCACAAGGTACATATTGGGGGTATATTAATAAAACCAATGCCGGTAAATATCTATCCGAATTTCTAAAAACGGATTATGCCAAACAGTGTGCTATTAATATACCAGTAAATTAATTATATGACCACTACCTATCCCGACACCCCCCTCCCCTATAACGTGTGGGTTATTTATATTCACTACTTAAACCAGTTGTACAAATGAAACTATCATTCCCCTCCCAGCAAGGTGATTACACCGGCCACCGGTATCATAAGAAGTCAGTAGATCTCGGTAAGGCATGGGCTAAGCATAAGCAGCTATTAGATGAAGAAGTAGAACGCCGCAAAGACTGGCAGCCGGGTTATCAACCTTTGAACGAAACCGCTATTAACAATTACCACGAAAACGAATTGTATGAAAGAGATTAACCTACCCCCGTTTTATGTGGGGCAAAGAGTGGTGGCTTTGCGAAGTCATAGCCAAAATAAGTTTAAAAAAGGGTCTGTGCATATTGTAAAAGGGTGTAAAAATAGTTGCTGTGGATGGCTTGTTAATATAGGAGTATCGTCTATGCGCTATAAATGGGAGTGTTCCGATTGTGGTAAAACTAATCCATCCGATGGCGTATGGTGGATGGCGGCTTACTGCTTCGCCCCTATCGAACCCACCTTCCAATCAATCACCATGCGGGAAACAATCGAAATCGAATCACCTTTAATATCTGTAAACTAATGACCGATCAACTTCTTGAAATCCGGCATCAGCTTCAAACCTTGCCAGGGGGTAGCATTTTCGCACAAGCTATCCGCAACGGCGTGCAAGTGGATTTTAACCAGGCGGCAGATAATTATACCTTAGTAGCTGACATTGTCGGCGAAGATTTACTAACCTCAATAATGGAATTATGAAAGTGCTTAACCTGTATGCCGGTATTGGCGGCAACCGGAAACTTTGGGAAGGTCATGATGTAACCGCTGTCGAGATAAACCCAGAAATAGCAGAAGTATATGCCCACCAATTCCAAAACGATACTATTATAATTGGGGATGCTCACCAATACTTATTAGACCATTACGAAAAATTTGATTTTATAGCATCTTCTGCCCCATGCCAATCCCATACTCGAATGATGAAATTTACCAGGCATAAATTAAAAAGGTATCCTGATATGTCTTTGTACCAAGAAATTATTTTTTTACAGCATTTTTTTAAAGGGGTTTGGTATGTAGAAAATGTAATCCCATATTATACACCACTAATTTCACCTACTGTAAAATGCGGGAGGCATTTAATATGGGCTAATTTTAGTATAAATCCGCTTGAGATTAAGCAACCAAAAAACACCATAAACCTTGCCAGCGTTGCCGGTAAAAAAGTTATGATGGACTGGCTGGGAATCCATTATGAAAAAAATATTTACTATGAAGGGAACCATTGCCCTGCGCAAATTCTTAGAAACTGTATGCACCCAAAATTAGGACTTCACATATTAAACTCCATACCATGAACCTCCCCTACTCCCTGATTGATACTGTAATCGTATTAAGCATATTGTTTATCGTTTTCTTTTGGGCGTTGCGATTACCCCGTAAGAAACCAGGTAAGGTAGTAAAGCACCCTTCAGCGGAGTTGGATGAACACGAGCAACGGATTAGTTAATTATTAAACCCCTAACCAATGAACAAACAGTATATAGCAGACTACCCGAACCGATTATTGAGGGAAGTTCCAACGATTAGTAAGCCGGAACCAGTACCGGGAATTGTAAACGCTGAATATGCCAATCGTTGGATTGAATGGCAAAGACACATGGCCTCTCTCACCACCTACCCGGCCTCATGGCTAACCCCTGAAATGGATGGAAAGGAGATGGAATTGGACAAGGATTTTGTAGTAGGATATGAGGTGGCTGCTAAGTCGGTTATAGAATGGGAAACAGTTACTAAAGATATATACGATATGCGACCTGATAAACACCGCCGCATCATCGCCCTGCCCCCCCCGGCAGAAGCAGCGAAGGAGGAAATAGATATTGAGCAACTGGCCGAAGATTGTTTTAATAATATGAAATCACTGAACCCAAAAGGAGGACTAAAGGAATTTATTCGTATGGCTTTTTTAGCTGGCAGAAATTCTTTACCCGCACCATCCTCCCCGTCACCAACTAAGGGGGAAAGTGTAGTAACAATAGATTATTGTGATGAACTACTTAAAGAGCAGTCCGAAACCTTTTTAAGAATTATTGAGTTAAGGGATAAGGAGATTGAAAGGTTGAAAGACATATTAACCACCACCCCTGCAAGAGATGAAGCGGTGGGGCAAGAAAACAATCTCCATTATTTCAGAGAGGGCTACAAGTATCACCGGGGATTTAATGAAAAAGCAGTACCATATGACGAAGCTGCCGAAATAACAGTATTAAAATGGTTTTCAGCATTAACCAACAATAAGTAACTATATGCCTACATGGATAAAATGCCCGAAATGTGATGGGCAAGGAACGGTAAGCAAGCCTCCTTATGTAGCTGGTGACGTTCACCAATGGTCATCAACAAGTGCTGTGTTTCCTTGTAATGTTTGCAACGGGGAAATGGTATTGTTTGTACCTGACGAACAAGAGCAACCGCAGGAGGGAATGTGGGAAGATGTTTTTGATACTGCACAGGATTGCCATTTTACAACGTTCTTGAAAAATGTAACCCACTTCACCATACACCGTAAAACAGATAAGCAATGACACCTAAGTTACTTATATTTTTAAATCAGTTTTTGCGACCACGATTGGGATACGAAAAGATATTTTAGACAAGAACCGGGACAATGCAAAAGATTTGTTGATATAAAAAAATGTATTAAATGCCGGAAAAGAAAAATAATATCCATGCTTGAAAGGGCTAAACTAAAATCTAAGCAATGACACCGGAAATAAAAAGTAAGATAGACGAGAAATCTGATGAGTACGGTTTTCAAATCCCCTATAATGGAACAGATGAGTTTTATAATAAAGATAAGGTTGTTGGTTTTCAATCCGGCGCAACCTTCGGCTATTCATTAGCAGAGGGGGAAATAGAACGGTTGAAAGGGTTGATAAAAAACCTATACACAATGTACAATCGGGAGGTTATGTTCCCGGATACGTTAGAAAAACATTGGCAACAATTCAAAACCAACAACAATTTATAACCCCTAAAATATAGAAGTATGGAAAAGAAAACCCGAATTGCTCAAAGCGAGATTATTGAAAATATTCTTATGGAAATCCCGTTGCAAACGAAAATTGGAGTTGCTATGCAATTAGAATACATGGGTATTCTTTCTGACTTGGGATTAAGGGAATGTAAAAGTTGGGGTGATGATGAAAATGAATTACTTTCTAAGTTAATGGAGCTGGCAAAAAAGCAGACAGAAAGAATAATGGAAATTTTAAACGAAACGCCTCGTGCCTCGGCAGAATTTAAATTGGAGGATTGGCTGAAAAATGAAAAAAGATACAAATGCCTGCTATGTGGTAGAGATACGTTCACCCAAAAATCACCCCATAATTGCAAAAACGGATTTAGGAAAACCGGGCTGTTTTGGCAAGAAATAAAAGAGTCAGACTAAAAACATAAATGCCCGTCCTGCGGAGATGAAGTGATTGGTATTTGCACTTGTTTTCAAGGTGGATATTTTTAAACAAACCCCTAACCTCTAAACAATAAAGTATGGAACGAAAAGAAATTGAAGGCCGAATAGAAGAAAATGAGTCTATGTTAAAAATGGCTGAATTACACATGGACGAAAGAGCTTGCATGGTTTTGAGGCAACGTATTTTTAATTTAGAAAAGTTGCTTGACGAACCCCTCCCCCCACAGCCAGAGAAGGGAGAGGCGAAGGGAATGGAGGAAGTGTTGTCTAAAAACTATTCATGTGTTTGCGGTGAAATGTATAAGATTAGAAAAATGGTTGACCCTTTATGTACCTATTGCGAACATGGCGATACAATGAAAGAAATGATGTCCGAGTGGGCTTCCCTCGTATCAGCCGATAAGGATAGCACCATTAAGGAGTTGAGGGAGGCTTTGGAGATAACGTACAAATCACTTGCTACATACGGTAGTCACCCTATAATTGAAATTAGGGTTAATGCAGCACTAAATAAATAAACCTATACTTCGCCCTTACTAACGAAGAATTACAAATTAACCCCGAAAAAATAAAATGATATGGATACTATACAAGGGAATAAGTTGATAGGAATATTTGATGGGTGGTATCAAAAAGAATTGCCAAAGAACGGTGATATTAATTGGTTTCATCCTGTCTATTCAACTAAGATTACTAATTCTGTAACCATACCTTCAAGACCAGAAAATTTCAAATACCACACCTCTTGGGATTGGCTAATGCCGGTTGTTGAGAAGATAGAATCGTTATGGATAAACGGAACTCAACCCCTTTGTAAAATTGAGGGGAATTATGTGCATATAGTTCATGAAGTGGGGTATCATAATATAGATTATGCCTATAATTCAAATGAAAAAATAGATAACCAATTAGGGGGCGGTGTTTACCCCAACACAAAAACTAAAATAGAAAATTTATATAAAGTAGTAATTCATTTCATCACATGGTACAACCAGCAATCCTAACCCCCGCCTGGCTGATGATTGAGTTAACCTTTAAAATAAAAAGAAATGAGCAGAGTAATTTTTGTAGGGATGCACAATAAGCCGGGGATGAAACCACTTGATAGTAAAACTATGTCAGGTAAAATGATTGATGCGGTTATAAAAGAATTGCCTTTTCAATGTACAAAATCGAACCTCTGCGAAATAGAATATTTTCCTAAAGACAAAAAAGAAATATTGGTAGGCAACATTACTTGGAATCAGAAGTATGAACCTACTCCCGACACAATAATTGTTCTGTTAGGCCAATGGGTGCAAAAGAATTTTCTATTAACAGAGGCGCAAATTGTAAAATTACCCCACCCCGCAAGCTGCATGGGCAGTGTGAATAAAGATGCTTACCTAAAGACGGCTATTGAAAGGATTATGAAGGTTTCTAACCCATCACCTGCTTAATCTTGTTGTAGTTACGCCCCAATCTCAAAGTGCATCCAATCGTAATTTTTCTCCCGGCCCAATCCTACAAAACCATGCTTATAAAAAATATCATTCATAGCTTTATATTCAGGCCGGGCAAATCTTGCAGTCTTTGAAGTTTCTTTAAGTGTATTACGGGCCGGGTCAAGGTCAATCGCTATTCCCCAAGCGTGGCGGCTCCATTTCGTTTTAGAACCTCTTTGCAGCCTTACGTTTACACAACCGCCGAAAAGGTCAATACCTAACCTGTTTATTTCAGAGTAGCCGTAATGAGCCAGCAAATCAGTAAAGACGGCGGCTAAGTTTGCCGCTATTAGTTTATGGCATTGAATTTTGCTGACAGTCTTTGTGGTGTCCCAAGCTATCCGCATTGGGTATGGCAGTAATATAGATTGAAGGTTGTCCGGGTCTCCCGGTTGTCCGTACTTGGCAATAATCTGGCTGTCGTTTAACATAGATTTCTTTTTATGTTTAGCGTATAAATGGTAGTATAAAAATCCTAACATGGTTACGGTTTTTTACGTTTCTTCTTAATAGCCGGGTAAACCAGCACCCCGTTCTTTCGGTAGCGGCGGCGTATGTTGTGGATTACTATCATACTGGCTTTTTTGTTTTGCGATATATAAAACCAATCAGCCCAAGTGCCAATATTCCCCAAGTTATGAATGATGATTTGCGCCACTTGTTGCGTTTGGATTTCATATCATCGTACTCAGCGGTACGTTTCTCAAGTTGTGTAATCGCAGATAACCTTTCGATACTGCACAGGTCTAAAGCTGCTGTATTTGTTACCCGCATAGTATCTGTTATGGTAATTGTTTTTGTTACCACTTTGCCGGGTAGCTGTACCGTTTTTATAATGGTAACAGTATCTTCAAAAACTTTTACTTCTGTTATTGTGTCAATCGTATTACCCCACAAAGTATCGTACATGATAACGCTATCACCTTTTAATACTGAATCTTTGCATGGATAAATTCTACTGCAATAATCAGCCCCGATTGCCGGGAAGGTGGCCACCGCCTTACCATGCTGCACGGTGGCTTTACGCTGATTGTAGCAACCGCCTAATGTCATTACGAATAACAGTAGAACGGTTGCAATAACGAATAGGAGTAGCCTCATTTGCCTCCCGTGTTAATCGTTGTTGTTGTCATCAATCGCAAAATGATATTGCCGATTGTAAGAACAAAGCCTGCAATCTTCGCTACTTGCCCCGAAGGGAAAGCACTTGAAAATTCGCCTGCTGCGGCTACTAACAGTCCAATTATGTTGAACCATAGCGTTTTGCTTTCATACCAATTTTTCATATATCTAATTTTTAGTTTATTGAATCCGCTTTATCTGTTTTTTCATCTATCACATTTCTTATTCTCCTTTCTCCTTTTGTTTTCCCGTACTGAATAACATAAGAACCAAAGAAACCAACTACAAAAAAAGAAGTCGCTTTCCATCCTGATATTTTGGAGTACGCCCCTTCAACTTCGTTATAGATAAAGTACCATGCAGCGACTGATACAAAGGATAGCATGATGGAAAACCTATCCAAATATACATAATCTTTATACCAATCAAAAGGGACGTTGCCTACTCTTGCTGTCTTGTTCAAGTTAATCAACTTGCAAAGACAGTGAGCAAAAACGCCCAAAAGTCCGATTAAGAAAATTACAATGATATTCATACACTAATGATTTTTTAAATATTTTTCTATCCCCTTCTCACAATCCGCACTCCCGATGGAAGTAATTATAAACCTCACCACCTTACTTCGCCTTGTCAGATAATACAATGTTATTACTAACGCCAATCCACCTACTGTAATTTGAAAAACAATATTGTAAATATCGTCTTTCTGAAAAATAAGATAGTAAGCCGCAAACAAACATTCCGCTATCGCTGCCGCCCTGCTTACATAACAGAACTTAAAACTAAACGCAACGGCTAACATAAACAACGGGAATAGTAAGTTAGTCCCTACTGCCATGTTAAGATACATTCCGTTCCGGTAATAAAAATCAGCGTCAATAAAATAAAGAACATTTGCCAACACTTGCAAGGTTACCAGTATCACCGGAAACCAAGAAATAGTAAGTATTGACATCCTTTTAATCATTTGCTATGTTTAGCGCATCCAACGGAAACAATCACCGTCCCATCTTCTTTACGAGGTACAACGGCATGGTAGTCTATAATTTTCAAAGTTCTTGTCCTGCCTGTTTTTATCGTATAACTCCCCGAAATATATTTAGTCCCGGTACTTATATTACTACTCCATTCTTTCCATGCCCTTTCCCGGTCTGTATCAATTATAAAATTAGTCCAGCCCGAACCTTTCATTTGTTCTTGTGTTGTTTCAAACAGTTCGCATAATGCCTCGTTAGCCAATACACATAGTCCCTGATGGTCGCAGATAAAAAAGCAATCATGCAGTAGCATTACAAGGCCATCTATTTTGCCTGAAACGAAATCAATGCTTTGCGTGTTGGTGTCAAGTTCCTTTTTATTTTCTTCGTATTCTTCTAAGAACTTTATTAACTCTTTTATCCGGTTGTACATCCAACGTAAGCCGCCAAAGAATACCCCCACTAAGGTTAATAATGTGAGCCATTCTTTCCAGTTAAAAATCATTTACTTGTCTTTGTTCTAAAAAGCCATTTATCTAATCTATTGCCTGCCCATCTGCTAAGTTGAAAAAATGTGATACCCCCGAAAAGCATTAATACTAATATTAACACCCCCGTAAATACCGATAAGGCCAATGTATCAAATAGACCGTGATGAAAAGCCAACGATACCGCCCTTTCCCCTGTTCCGATACTGCCCAAAATAAAAGATGTTTTACTCATTACTTGGGTTTTGGTGTTCCTACTGTTCCTGAATTAATAGCCGTTGCAATCGCTTCCGCTTCCTCTAAGGTATCGAAAATTACGGCATCATTTACATTACCCCATTGACAACGGGCGTATTCCGGGTTATAGGAGATCATGTAAAGTTTCGTTGTCTCGTTGATTTTTACTACAAATTCTTGTGGCATATGTTTAGTTTTTAGTTATTATTAATATATTGCTACCCATGAAGGTATTACACTTGCCGTTATAGCACTCATGTTTATCGTTGCGGGCAAATCCGTTCCGGTGGATGTGCCATACAATTTCGCTGAATTAGTAAACCCTAATGCTGTCCCGGCCATTGCCAAGTTATTTAATGCCACCCCCGAAGCCAATGCAGGTGCTGTCGTTTGCGCCGATTGGTTGTAAATCATAGCAACTACATAATTGCCCGGAGCCGCAACGTAAGGGGTAGTAAAGGCTATTGTCTGTACTGCGTTAGCAGCACTTTTCCATAAGTTTGAATTGTTAGCGGATGAAGCAACTAACGTTAGTAGCCCGGTTGTAGTGTTGTACCTGTATAATCCGATACGATTATTATTGTCCCCTGTATAATTACCCAAGACACGGACATACACTTTCATACCAGTAAGTGTTGAAGGCTTTGGGACGTATATACTTGTGTACTTTATCTGCCCATCTACCAATGCCGTTGATACGTTGGAATAAAATAACCGCTGCCCCACCGTTTCGGCAATTATATTACTCCCGTAATATTGATAAGAAAGCACATCGTTATTGGCAACGGTAACTCCCATTGCACCCCACCAAATTGGTATGCCGGTGTTCGAATATACATTGGTCACTAAAACACTATCGGTTTCATTAAATTTTATAAAAGGGACGTTACTATGGTAAACAACTGTTTGACTATTTGCAATACTACTCAGTAGTAATAATATTATTAATCTCATGGGAATGGTTTAAAAAATAAAAAGAAATTACTTGTATTCGTTGTCGCTCTCACTTTATACGCTATGGCTATTTCCCCCCAATCAGCACTACCCGATAATGTAGCCGGTGCTGTTTCAGTAGCGGCCCCTGATAACTTATACATACTTCGCATTCTCGTTTCCCCATCTGCTATTCCGTATAAGGTATATCCTGATCCGGCCGCAGATACAGCCGATGTAAATTGAGTGCCTACAGTAGCTACAATCAATTCACCTGTTGCCGCTGTTGTCAATGTAGATACAGAAGGCGATGTTGATGTTCCAGTACCAGAACTACTTGCATCAATTACAGTAGCGTTAGTAGTTTCACAGCCACTATATTCATCAACCGCCACTAACACATAGTTAGGGTCTGCATCACTAAGCGTTACGGTGACAGATGTTACCCCTGAATTTACCTGTACCCCGTACGCCTGATATATTCTGAATGATGGCGAACCGCTACTCGTTACCGGGGAACTAACTACATAAGTATTGCTGGCATTATCCGTAACTGATGTTACAGTAGTAGTTGTATTGTTATTGATATAAATACTAACAACTGCTAAATTATTCTGCGTTGTGGAAATCGTTGTGACCACAGTAGTAGAAAACCCATTCGAACCATCCTGAGTTTGCACCGCCGCCGCTGCCGTTACTTTTTCAGGTCTATGAATAGCGGTTAAGCCTGCCGGTTCGTAGGCAATGAATGCTGAACATAGAATGAATAGTATAATAAGTAGTTTCATAGTTAATCCAAATATATTTGAGCCACATAATCCCATTTAGTATCGGTTGTATTATAAACGAATCCCCAGTATGCGTAATAAGTCCCCCTTATTGTTGAAGGGAGTGGTAAACTTGTACTGCCCCTAAAAACAGAGTTCCAGGTAGCCGTTCTATTTGTCCCGTCACCTTTAACTCTTATTGTTAATTTTTGCCCGTGTGCGATGGTTCCCGTTGGGGCGTTGAAAAGCAAATCGCCGGCTTGTGCAGTTATCACATACAAGTCCGTTACGTCTGCGTTTATCGTTGTGCTGGTGGTGTATGATGCGGCTGATACAACTTGGGGGGTGTAACGTCCCAATGTAGCCCACGAAGCGTTACCGCTTGCATCGCTTGTAAGAACTTTGCCAACACCTTGTGCCCCGTCTGTAAGTTTTAGTGTATAGTTTGCGGTTGTTGCACCTGTTGCGGTTATGTCAAGACCCACGTTTGTTCCGCTTGTTGCGTTGGTGTTAGTTACTGAAATACGGCCACCTGTAACTGTTATTGCGTTAGTACCATTGGCACCGCTGCTTACAATATTTAAAACTTCGTTCGCCCCCGATTTTGCTGTTCCCGTACTTGTTAAGTCAAGCAATGTCCCCGATGATAAGAAATCGGATGAAATTTTAGCGGCAATTCCTGTTGTAAAACTATTGGGTACTAATACTTCTAAATACGAAGTAGGAGTCCCATTCCCAATACCTACGTTACCGCCTGACGTAATTAAAGCGTAATTATTAGTAGCATTACCAACGGATATTGACACTCCTGTATTAGTTGTGTGTGCACCTGCTGCCGAAAATAGTGCAGCCATATTAGCCGCCGAGCCTGAAGCAGTAGCGTTTATTGCCCTATTAGTTGTAGCTGTTCCACTTGCATTAAAAGTTCCCGCTTCATTTAAAGTACCCGCTCCTGATACAGTTGCGTAAATTGCCCTGTTAGTTCCTGCACCAGTATATGATTCAAAATACCCTGCTATGTTTGTTGGGGTAGTTCCACTATGCCGATTTGTAACACTCATTCCATATGTGGTTATACTTGATGAAGCGTTTGCCCCGCTGACATCTATTTTAAAAGCCGTTTGGTCTCCCGCTGCTGCTGTCCCTGTGACTACTAAGTCTAATAATTTACCGCCCGCTAATGATGATGAGGCTATGTATTGCCCCGTTCCTGAGGTCAGGCTATTATAAGTTTGTGCGAATGCTGCACTTGTTGTTGCTTGTGTTGTATTAGTTGAAGCCAACTGCAACGCCTGCCCGGTAAATGTCATTTGCGAACTTCCCGTCACCGCCCCGCTTGTGCTATACATTACCCTTGTGTCCGCAACCGTTGTAGTGAGTGCAAGTGTTGGCGTTGTAGTGCTATTCGTTACTGTACCATCGAAGCCGCTGCCGTCTGTGAAAGTGAACGATTGAACCGTTCCGACCTCCGTAGCCGTTACCGTAAAAGCATTACCGCTTCTACTCATTACTGCAATTCCTGCCCCGGTGATACTAAACGAACCTCCGCCGTCTGATAAGGTTACTAACGGTGAAGTAGTACCGCTGAAAGATAACGTCTGAGCAGCACCGCCTGAAGGTACTACCCAAGTTAATACACCATCCCCGGCTACGTCTGTCAATGCACCCCCGGCAACATAAGCAGGCGGTAAAGAATATATAAGGCTTGTCGCTTGTGCTACTGTTTTAAAAGCGGTGTAGTTTGTTCCGCTGCCGCTTGGTTCTAATATTCGCATTTCCCCGGAAGAAACCCCGTTGGTTAAAATTACATTGCCCGTAAATGTATGGCCTGCGGAGGCAAAATATTCGATTGATGATGTTGGGTCTATTATATTAATATATGTACTATTCACGCTGCCTCCAATATCACCTATTGTAACATTCCCCGTATTATTTATATCTAATAAATTGCCATACGCCGTACTACTCACTGTCATACCCCCCAATGCCGGGACTCTTACCCGTTCAACACTATCCGTTCGGATAACAAAGTCAACGCTGTCATGTGTACCAATGTAGTTAATGGTGGCTGATAACCCTGTATTACCCGTTACCCCCCAATAACTGCCGGTCAATGCCGGAAGATCTGCCGCTACTAAAGCCCGGAAGGTAGGGTTGCCACTACTGCCGTTCGGTGAAGCGAATACCAAATTTTGCAACTGCGATATTTGAGTAAACGACGTATTATGCGCCGTTTCCGTAGTGGTAAACAACGGTGATAAATCCCCGGTCGTTCGTAGATACGGGTCTAACATTGCAGATGTATCGGAAATATTCAGCTTCCCACCAAAAGCCATCGTATCAGATACCGTTAACCGATTATTGACGGCATCCCATCTTACATCATGTGTCCCAGGCGATGTTTGTACACCTTCCCAAACAAACCGTGTTGTATTTAATTTAAAGCTATCTGTAACTATACCGTATAACCGCATATCATTAAACTGTAATCCTAACCCAGCCCCGTTAACGGTTCTTTCTTCTTCGATAGTGCCATCGTCTGTATAAATATTTACACCAGCGGACCCGGTACTATCAATGAAACCAAATATCGAAACGCCGCCTTTTACAAAAAAAACGCTGTCGCTTGCCGTTTTTCTGTAAACAGACGTTACCCATTTATTCGCCGTATCAGCAGGGGCTAACCCCACACTATCAGTGAAGGCTAAAAAATCATCCGGCCCTTTTGCGTAATAAACGGAATTACCACTTTTGAATACTGCACTAACATAAGTACGCCAGGTTGAATCCGTAAAATAATATAAATCATGATTCAGCGTATCCACCGCAATACCCCCTGCCCTATTCTGCTCATTCACTCTTACGCCAACGGGGACACCACCGTAAACCGGCATCCTTGCGCTACTATCCAACTGAATAGATATATAGTCATACCTATTATTAAGTTTGGTATAGTTCGGGGGCCGTTGCGCTGAAGCGACCGAACTAAGTAGTAATAAAAAAAACAAAATCTTTTTCATAGTTAATTATTTTCGTCCCACATTATAAAAATCTTTTCTTGGTTTACTATTGTTAAGAATATAAACCCTCCCATACCATTAATACCGTTCCCCCCTGATAGCTGCCCGTTAAATGGGGTTTCAAAAGTAAAACTACCGTCCGAACTATTATAAAGCACTTCCCTGTTTCCAGGCGTTCCGTCTGTTATTATATTGTACCCTATCCCTTCCCGTTTTACGCTTAGTATTTTTCTAAAAGCTAAGGTTGCAATAGTTATAGAACTATTGCCGGGAACAGTTCCGTATATATGGCTACTAACTTGCATCTTCCGTCCAAATTACAAATATTATTTCACCATCATTAAAAGGTATTGCCGGGTCAAAAGTAATTGTACTACCCCCCGTATATTTAGCTTGCCGATTAAGGGGTGTTCCTGTATCTACAATATCATGTTCTGTCCCCTCCCTATCAACTTCTATTACCGTATGCCCCGCAAACGACCTACCAAAATGACCAACGCCTGATATACCGCTTTCGCCTTCACTCGTTACCCACCAATCTGAATAAATAGTTTGGCACTCAACCGGCGGGTTAGGATCAACTTCAGTTATTGTTATGCCGCCTGTCCCCTCAAGTTGTAAATCAAACTCAGCAAAAGCATTCACTTCGCTGCTTATGTCATCGGTACGAACTAAAAACAAACCAGCTACTACCACAATGCCGCCGGAAACATCTTCGTAAACGAATTGCATTTCTATTTCACTTCGCCTGATAGCTTCCTGCAAAAAATAGAAATTACTTAATCTCGTTGCCGTGTTCCCGGTAGTTAATACCCCTTGCACACTTCCCCGGCAATCGCTTATCCGTACCCGTTTTTTTCTAGATAGCCCGGCGTTAACATCTGTTTTTCCGATTAACTCATTTTCAAATTGAAAGTTGCAACTAAAGGCACAACCAATAGTGACGAAGCCGCTGCCGGTATTAGCCCGAACACTTACACCGCTGCCGTAAACTTCGTTGCTCATTTGGTAAGGTATTTAAAAGAGTTGCCTGTATATTGTTTATCTACGTATTCGTTGCTGCACTCTGCGAAATAGGCCGTCCATTCGCAAAGGTGGCTATCATATTCATAGTGTAAAAGTAAGAATATTCTACCTATTGTATTTAGGTGAGGGTCTGCCATAACGTAACGGTTCAGCATAGACGGGGCAGGGTTGCTATGGTCAACCGTGCCATCAAAAGTCACCATCGTTCTATTGAACTGATTCCAAACGTCAAACGATTGAATTTCCCCGAACGGTTTCGGGAACTCCGGGCCGTCTGGTTCTTGTGCTGCATTATAAAATAAACCAGCCAACGGGTATAAATAAATGGAGATTGTGATTTCAGCGGCAGATTCGTTTACCGTATCTGCATCGACCGCTATTGCCGTAACGTTACCAACTAAGCTATAATCACAATCGGTTACCCTGGAAGTAATGTTATTAGAACTTGAACCAGTTATAACTATTAAAGTCCCAATAGGTAAATTCCAATAACCGGGGAGTGAAAAACTGTTACCGTTTATGAATGTTGCTGACCCTGTGTAGTAAGGCACTAAATCTCCGGCAATCAATAAGGCCCCTTTAAATAATTTCTTCGGACTATCGGAAATGTACACTTGTTTTTCTCTTACGTTACGGGTTGCCACGTCCTGCATTACTAACTGTTGCTGTCCGGTATATTTTCGGTATGAACCGTTAACCCATGCAAGGTAATCGAATGTAACGCTGTCAATGTAAGTGTCTTTAGTAGCACCATATAACGAACTCCTATAAACGAGAATACGGATATACCCATCAACGGGGAGCTCCGCACTTTCACCATCATACAGAGATACGCTTTCAGTTGTTTCGTCCGCTGCATCGCCTTCGTGGTAAAAATATCTCTGGTTCGTCCTGAATGTAGCGGTACATTGTATCCAATATCTTAAAGTCGGGTCGGTTGCCCCTGTATTTCTGGCATGATGTGTCCAATAAGTACCATCGTTACCGTATAAGCGAACTTGAACGTCCGCATCTCTATACGGCCCCGAACCGGCAACGTCCGAACTCAACCGCCTTGCAACACCGATAATAAACTTATCCTTTGCACTCATATAAATTTTAGAACTCATAACGAATGTGAACCGGGCGGCATCGGCATCTAATACCAAATACCTTTCCGTTTCATAATCGTTAACGAATATTCTCTTTACATAAATGCCAGTTGTTTGTGGGTCATCACTTGAAGTATTTGACCATAATTTTTCCCAGCAATCTAAATCATAAGTCTTTTCGTTCGGGTCGCTGTCATCTATAACCGCCCCCCTTTCAAAATCAACATTGCAGGGTATCTCTTCGGGAGTTTCATATTTAAACGTTAACCGGCTTTCTTTTATAAGCCTATCGTTACTCATTACCGGGTCATCATTCATCCAGGAGTACGTTTGCCCTACTCCTATATTTTTACTATTCGTTTCTGTAAATTTCCCTATGAAATTACCTAAGTAACTCCACTCATAGACTGTATTCGTTGGCAATCCTATTTCTACTTCATCCACTCTTACTATTCGCCACACTCCCCAATCCTGAAACAGGGTAGCTTCTTCGCCAAGTATTCTTACTAATACTTCATAGCAATTAATGCAACTTCCTACTTCGTCCTCAAATGTTTTTGCATCTAAATAATTCCATTTGAAAAAATGCCCGTTGCCGGTATTGTCATTATTCAAGTCTTGTGCTGTTACTTCCCGGATATTGAACGTAGATTTTATATTTAGGTTAGTTTCAATTTTAGACAATGCCCAGCATATAAAAGATAGAATATCATATTCATTTTCCGGGTTGTTGCCATCAAAATCAGTTAGCGGTATATCATTTAAAAATCCCAAACCATCCACCGCCACCAAATTAATAACGTTAGGGTCTGGCATAAATTCCTGACTAATATCAGCTAACGATAAGAAGCCAACGAAATTCAACACATCGTCAATATAATAATTAACCCGGAACGAATCATCACCGCCCTGTGAAAAATTATTTATGCTAACATCGTTTGACGAATAAATCTGTATATTTAATTGCCTTGCCCGTATCGGCGTAAATTTATCTTCCGCATTATCAATAACAATATCCCGAACCGGGTTATCTGTCATTTCTAAAGTAGTTATTTCTTCCTCCGAAGTCCAATAGATATTCCCCGTTGGTGTTTGTACGGTAAAAGTAAATTCATAATCCGCAAAAGGTAATGTTATCGTTCGTGGGGAAGTTACACCGCCGGTATTGCTACTCCAATTAACACCACCGTCCGAACTGTAACCTATAGATGTACCCGTTGCATTAGCCGGTAATGTATCGAAGGTAAAAGTAAATTCAATGTTCGGACCTACTGTTTCCTGTGAAACAACGATATTAAACGGGTTGCTATTGCCGTCTAAAATATCAATACGTTTAGTTACCTGGATATTTTCATTCGCCAAGTTGGTTTCAATATCTACATATTCGCCCCGGTATATTCTCATCTCACTCCCGCCCTCCCTTGCGCCCTTGACGTTCTTGCGTTCTGTAAAATCATATCATTACCCCGTAATCTACCGGTAACGACTACCCGCTGTAATTGACCGCCACCGCCTAACCCGGCTAACATACCCCGCAATTTATCCAACGGGGCAACTACTTCCGGGTTTGATCTGCTGGTTCCCGAACCTTCACCGATAAGGGCAAGTTGTGGGCCGGTAACTAAACCACCGGAAGCGAAGCCTAATATTTTCCCGAATATGGCACCGAATCCTTTTGCACCCCCTATTCCCCCTGGTAATACTGCACTAAGGATGGCCGCTGTGATAGCGGCTGAAATAAGTTTTTTAATTAGTTGTGAAACGGCATCGCCGATCCCTTTGAAAAATGCTTTTAAAGGGTTTTCACCTTCTTTTATCGCATCAAATAATCCTGCAAAAGCAGGCTGTAAAATATTATTTATAACCGTTGCGGCCCGTATTGCCCCGGCTTCAATGCCGCTAAATAATTCTTTTGGTAAGTCAGCGAAAAGAGTATTAGTAGGGAAAAGACTTTTAAGAATGTTAGCCCGGTCTTTCTCTTTTTGCTCTAATCTTACCGCCGCATCAATAGTAACATCAACCGGTCTATCTTTAAAATAATCCGTGTACTCCTTGCCTAATACCGCTGCGAACCTTTCTGCATCGGTTCTGTTATCAGTTATAACCTCTTCAGGTGGTGGGTAGTTTACCTCAACTTCGGGGGTTATTTTTAGTTTTATATCTGTTATGCTAATACCCCCTTGTATGGCAAAATTAATCAGGTCAACTTGTTTCTTTAAATCCTCCCGACTTAATTTTAACTCAGGGTCAATAGTGACAGAAAACTTCTTGTTCTTAAAATCATCCAAAAACTTTAAAGACTTTTCAAACTCTTGCTGCTTAGTATCAAAAAATCTTACATCTAATTTTAAGTCAATTTGATTTTTAAAAGCATCTGATAATTTCTTTGCTTCGCTTATTGTGTCAGATACATATTTCTCATAATCAGCTTTTCGTTTATCTGATAAAGCCTTTGCATCTTGTGCAGCCTTTTCATTAACTGCTTTTTGTTTTTCTTGTTCGTCTGCAATGGCCTTACCTATCTCAACCGGGATATTCAACAAGTTTAATAAAGTACCTTGTTGTAACCCTTTCAAATCGTTCTCTAAAGATTTAACTTCTTTTCGCACCGCCTGGAATTGCGTTACCGCTGAAACCCCGGCTTCGTCTAATTTCTTAATGAAGTTTACCGGGATATTTTCTATACTACCAAACTGCTTTATCAGTTTATCCAACTCAGTTGAGTTGCCCCGGTTAAACGACCTCAATGCTGCATTGCTTTCACCGATATTAATAGATAACCCCGTTTGCTCTTTTCTTAACTCAGCAATCTTAGACTTTATTTTTTCAATACCCTCAACGTTCCGACCTATTTCGTCCGCATTGTTTGCAATGGTTAATGACGGACCTTTGAGACCCGCCAATTCATTTTGCAGCTTTTGCACCTTCCCTTTAAATTCTAAGGAGTCTTTGAAATTCTCAACATCGGCCTTAATGTCCCGCATCATATTACCGAACTTCCCGGCAGATATTTCAGCCTTACTAAATAAAGCGTCTGCCCCGAATATGGCCGTTTTCAATCCATCCAAAACACCAATAAGAAGATTCCCGGCTAATTGCCCCACCCCAAAAGCCCCGGCTATTTTAAAGAAAGATGCAGCCCCGTTATTTGCCGCATTGGATAACGTAGGTATTTGTGTAGCGGTTGTATTAAGAACACCTGATAGGCTTCTTAGTTTAGATCCTGCCAACACACCTGATTCACCAAGTATGGTAAACCCACTTGCCCCGGTTGTTTTTAACGTATTGGCAAGTGCTGTGATTGCACTACCCGCCTGCTTTGTTGATTGAGAAAATTTTGAAGAAACTGCCGTAGATGCAGTAGTTGCCGTGGATGCTAATTTCGTAAACGAACCCGCTGCCGTGTTCGCCGCCGCTGGTATATCTTTGGATAAGGCTCTGACCGCCTGACTAACGTCCGCCCCTACCTGTATTTTAAGACCTTCCGGCATTGCTTAATTTTTTTGCGGCCTCTGCTACTTTGAACGAACGCAATACCTCAAACGCCTTTTCACTTATATTGCCCCTATCCGTATCCGTTGGTAATGGCCATAATTTATTTATCTTACTTGCTACTTTAGCCCCACCCATATTAGTAGAGGCTATAATTACTGTCATACGCCGATACATTGCCTGCATCATTATATCCCTATCCCGAAGGCCATTGATAGCTAACACCAACTCCCGGAAAGTATATTGTCCTAACTCCCAGGGCCGGATTCCAAGTTCTCCAAAGGCAAGCTGTTCGATTCCATCGAAGTCTCTTTCGACTGATCCGCTACCTGATTTTTTTTTTCAGCGTCTTTTATTAGGTTTTGAACGTCCTCACTATTACGCCAAACCGTAATTATATCAGATAGTATCTGCTTACCTTCTTCCGTTTGTGCTATTTCATCAATGGCCCGGCTGAAATCTTCCACCGTCAGGATAGCCTGAATATTTTTATTCACACAATTATTTTCATAACCGCTGTGAATTATTCTGCTTAACCCAATATCGGTTAACGTTCCATCTTCTTCAATCAGCAGATCGGCGTTTTTGCCCGTCCTGATTGACTTATAAGACAGATAACCGAATTTCAGCCCGACCTCTTTGCCGGCAATGGTGATCCTTGTATAACTCATAGTTTATGATTCATCATATTCATCCAGCACACCAACACCTGTGAACTCCCAGCTAAATGTAAGGAATCCATCACTACCGGCAGATGCGGCAGCACCAAGATTACCAAAGTAGCCGTTACCAAAGTTGTTGATCGCTTCACCTTCCGTAAATCCACTTGCTGCATCGGCTTCGCTTATATAGCTGAATTGTACTTTAGTACCATCAACTATAAGGGCTTTAATATCCTGGTAGTTCCCTTCCAATGCAGTAGGTTCTACATTCTGAACAGCGTTACCGCTTGCGCTAAATGTTGGGATACCTGGTTTTGCTTTGATACCGCAATTAGTCTCTTTAGTTGCAATATCTGCACTTATTGTAAATGTGCTGTCCTCGGTACATACGATAGTAGTCCAGTCCGTTTCCGGCGGCACCCTGTACTTGAAGTTTATTAGTTTACCTGCTATTTCTGACATGGTATAAAATTTAAGATTGTGATTGTAATTGTAAAACCCTGTGAACGTTTCTAACGATTAAACGGTGATACCTGTTTGTACCATCGTCCTCTGAAATATATGTTGAGTCCCGTCTTATTACGGAAACAATTTGAATATCATTCTGCGAAGGCAAAGCACAATGTGCAACGTCAACCGGGAAAAGCAACTCACTTATTTCTTCGTCAATCTCCCCGGCAATAGCATCATTAATCATAGTGCTGAATTTAGTAACCACTTCCGTAATTATAACGGGGTTGCTCACACCGGATTGATTATTGCTACTATCCGTATCACTTTCGACACGAAGTAAAACGTAATTGCCTTGTTCAGTAGCCGGGGCATCTACACGGTAAACAGGAACGGGTAACGTACCGTCCAATAATTCAAACCATGCTTTTAATACCCTGTTAGTTACGTTTATCATATCCCGATAATTTTCGGTTGTGTTACACTTGACGGCATTATAACTTTTACCTTGCTTACGTTTGCTATCCTTGCTTCAACATTACGTACCATTTGCGGCCAAACTATGTGCATCTGCTTAAAAAAATACGGATGCGGTTTCACACCATTCTTTAAGATACTCAAAGCTATTGGCCATGCAGCGGCGTAATCTTCGGCGTATCTGCTAACCTTGCTGCCTATTCGCTTTCTGGTTTTTGTGCTGTACCTACCTGTTATACCTTTCCGGGCTACCCATCGCACTATCATTCGCAATAGTTCCATAAAATCACCTTTAGGCCAAGTTATGTCAGCAATTAGCTTTTCAGTCCCCGGTATCGGTCGATACTTGGCTTTAGTTCCAAACTCCATAAAAGGGGCGTAAAACTTTTGAGCCACAATATCATACTTCATATTACTTCCGTAATAACTGATAGCCGAACGCAAAGCACTCTGGTCTGCCGGTGCATCGTTCTTAGCCAATTTTACCCACTCTTGCGACATCGTTTGCAACTCACCGTCTACAATTTTCGGTAACATTTCAGCAACGGAGGCAAATTCTGCCTTCAACCCTGCTAATCCTGTTACTTTAACTTTAAACATCTGACTTACTTGTTGCCGTTAGTCGGTAATAAAATTGCTTCTCATCTATTGCCCGTATATCCGATATTGTCCACTTACGACCTGAATAAATAACCTTCCAATTACAGTTAGGGTGTAAATCAAAACGAAAACGTATTAGAAAATCTTTTGTCTCCCCTAATTGCGTTTGCCCATTCTGGTAAGCCCTGAATCCTGTTGGGTTACTTATTTCAGCCCAAAGGTTCCTGCCTACTCCCCTGGTTTCTTCCCAATTCCCCGCCGTTGATTGTGCAGAAACATACTGCACTAACTGAATCTGTTTTCTATTGCCTATTGCCATGCTTTTACCCTCCTATACGGCCTTGCAATAGCTGCCGCCCGAATAGGTGAACCGGGCAACTCTTCGTCCCCTCTATGTTCATAGGCCCAAGCCACATAAGCTAAAATAGAATCTTCAACCCACTTCGGGTAATCGGTATAACCAGCTTCATAAGTCGCTGTAATACGGTTGCAAAACTTATCTACTATTTTCGGGTATTGATTACCGATAATTGTGTAGTCAGTACTTTCAATAGTATCACCTTCGCTATCCGTTAATACAACTGAACCAATAAGCGGACCCGGTAATTCATAGTATCCTGCCTGATTTAAAAGAGCTACTGTTAAAGTACGGGGAACAATAAATTGACCTGTAAACTTTTCCACCCACATACGGCCTTCTGTTATCATGGCCTCAATAAGTGTGTCATCAAAATCAAATTCTTGTTCCCCGCTTTCATCACTTGTAAACCCTTCCAAACGTAGATAGTTCTTCGCCTGCGTCAACGTCACCGGTTCGGTAATGTCTCCGCTGTCAAAATCTTCATCTACGTTTATTTCACGGTTTACTAACATGATTAAGAACCTGAATCAAGTGATGCAATACCATCTGCAAATGAATCGTAAACGAAACTATTTACATGGTTTGTTTTGATATAATGTACTAACCGCATCTCAGCTAAGATAGTAACCAGGTTATTCGTAAAGTCGTTACCATCACGCCCTACTGATACTGTCAATGCTTTTCTTATCCTTACGTTTGATTTATTGAAGTCACCGATTAAGAAATTGCCAGCGGTTACCAATGTGTTTTCTACAACCCGAACACCCTTAACGGTTGTTCTTTCGTTGGTTGAGAAAGGAGGCATCAGGTAATGACCGTCTGTACCTTTTTCAAGGTCCAGGCTTGCTGCATCTTCAGGGTGCAATACTATTTCAGTAGGTGTTGTAAACTGGTTAGTCGCTATCTGAGCGTATGCAGCACGTAATACGTCTAATCTGTTTGGATCGCTTACCGTGCCAGCCAACCCACCAAAACTGATTGCAGGGGCGTACTCCAAGATACCTTTTAGGTTAGGCGTAGAACCGTTACCGTTATAAATACCGGCATCGGCTTTAAGCATAATCAGTTCAACCAGTTCCTGATTGATTTCTGATTGCATAAAATCAATGTCATCCAACATCTCAGTAGATACTTTGATGTAAGCGGTAACTTTTTCAACTTTCTGCGAACGTTCCTGAATGTCGAAATCTGTTTGTGTTTTTGCAGAACCTTCAGCGGTCATACCTGCAGCTCCAGGGTCAGGGTTTGTTTGCTCTGCCCATTGAACGTACATTTTGTTGGTAGCACCAACGTTACACAACTGTAAAAGGAAAGGCTTTCTACGGGCAATGCGGGTTAAACCCATTTCATCATCAGAAAGCAGATAAGGGATAGAGTTAGTACCAACTGCATCTACATTTGACGTTGTCATGGTACCAGCTACTTTCTGTTCATGCTTATCAATAGATAACGCCTTCCATTGGCCTTTACCCATTTCTTTAATTTCGTCAATGTTAGAAATAATCCTGCTGGATACTTCCTGACCGAAATTTTTAACCTGTTTGTCTTTGTGCTTACCGCCGATATTGAAAGTCTTTTTATCGGCAATTAGTTCGTCTTGTGCTGTTATCACCTTTGAAAGTTTTTCCTCCATTGAGGTAATGGTACTTTCTAATGCAGCAACCTTTGGGTCTGCTTTAGGGGCAGCGGCCTTAAGTTCTGCTAACTGCTCTGTAACCGCTTTAAGTTGTAGTGTTATTTCATCTTTAGCGGCCTTAGTAAGATTTGTTTCAAGTGCAGTCTTGAGAGTGTCAAGTTTTTCCTGCAATTCTTTTGTGTCCATGAGACATAAGTTTTAGAGTGAATTAATGAAGGTGTCAATCACCCCCGTTATCTCATTCGGCTTATGCTCGTAAGTGGAATTACCCGGCTCCTTGCTAAGTGAACGTATTGAGTTCAAATGTAATTCTATTTCTTTGAATTTTCCATCAGAAAAATTACCTTTTTTTAATTTCAGTTCCAGCCAATCAATTTCTTCGGCCAATTCAGAAGCTGATTTAATACCTAACGTTGGCGTTTTTTCATTAGCCCCCCAGTTTGTTAAGGTGGAATATTCCCACAACTTCCATTCATAAACTTCCCGAACATCACCTACCATTTTTTCTTTCTTAGCCTCCAATCCTACTGAATGTTCAAGTGACCGGCCATATTCTGCATACAATTTGTAATCTTCATAAACATCTTTGCTTAATTGCTTCTTCATATTAAGCTGCCCCAATATTTCAAGGTAAGCAGATGATTGCTTTCCCTCAATAGGAACTCCTAAAAGCAGGGTGGTATCGTGGTTAAGAAACCATCGAACCCGATTAAAGTTTTCCTTTAGAGTTTTATTGAAACTACCATCCATTGACCGGTCTTTACTACTATCCACATTGCCGATAGCATTAGCGGCTACCAACACACGTCCTTTTTCATCCACATCTTTTATCTGGCTATCAAAATTTTTATATTGTTTCATAGTTATATTTTTTTTACGGGAATACGATAATTTGGATACATCCGGCCCACTCATTTGCAAGGAAGGTTAATATCAAAGTATCTGCATCTGCTTGGGAATAAATTTGAGATCCCTGATTTAATGACAAAAAAACATGGGTCTTACCAACGGGGAACAACCCACTTGAAGAAATAATAGTATAACCCACGTCATCATAAGTATAACTAACTGCGCCGCCCAATGTATTAACGCCAACCGTTGCAACCGGGTTTGAAGTTCCCGTTTGGGTTAACAATGCCATGTAAATTTTTGTTCCGGTCGGATAACCTACACCCGAACCACCGCCACCCGCATAACCTGGAAACATTGCCTCAATGCCAGTTACAAAGTCAGCCTGAGTAGTACAAGCCACCCCCTCAAATGAGATATTAGATATATCTACATTTTCGTAGCCGATTTGATCTACATTGAAATTTATTTTAGTAGGAGTGGTTTCATCATAGCCCCACTCAATACATCTTGAATCCGGGTCTAATCTTTTAAATAACGTACCGTTATCTTTGAAATCTATATAACTTCCGTTGGTTACAAATGTTAGCATGACTTTAAATTTTATATCCCAATCATTCTGCCTATTGGTTTTTGACCGGGGTAGATTACTACTGTTGTTTTCCTTTTCGGTATAAGTTCACCGTTGTTGTCTCGTTTATTTACATACACGGCCTGGCACCGGCAATTAATCGTACTTGCTGCACTTGCTTTCGGGTCTCCGGGGAACTGTAACCTATCACCATTGCGAACGTCTGTAAATTCGTCCCCGCTGTCAATCGTTACACCGTTTAGTTCAATGTGGTTTGCGTGTTCGCTTGGCTTCGCCCCCCTTGTTCGGTTATCCACCACCGATACCCATGTTTTCTGCTGCTCGTATTCACTTGTACTTTCCTGCGCTGCATTGCCCACATTAGAGGCCCGGTTAACTTCCGTTCTCACTATCCTTGCAGCCTGGTATCTTTCAAAAGGCCAATTCTCTAATTCGTTTATCATACCATCAATACCCAATCCTTCAACCGTGCCTTTTGTAAGTGCTTTCATTAAGGCATCTCTTGTTGTACGGCTTACTTCAAAAGTTATTTTCTCAATCAAAAATCTGCTTAAATAATCTAAAATAAATCGTGTCCATTCCAAATTAAATCCGAACCCTTTTTTAACGTCTATCTGCAAACGCCGGTATGTTAATTGGGCGTGTTTAAGCCCCACCGTTTTATATAGGGTACGGATTATATCATGGAGTTTTTCATTGGAAACATCTACTGATAAATTAGTGAATGCCTGGTTATAGCCGCCTTCTTTTAAATCATTAATAACCGCCTGCACTTTAAAGTGTAAAGCCTTACGAACTTTTGGTAAGTAAAGCAATTCAAATTTCCGGTTAACCCGAACGTACTGCGCTATTAATTCACTTCGTTTCATAATATCTTTTTGCCCGTTCAAATCTCAATGCTTCCCGTTTCGCCCGTACTATCGTACAAGTTTTCTCTTTTGGTATAAAAGGGTAATCAATCATTACCTTCTCTTTTATATCCGGCCTGTCTCTATAAATCTTCTTCGGGGTCATTGTTCAATGTGTTATCTACTTCGTTTAATTGAAAGTCCTCAAAAGATTCTCCCATCTGTGCCGTAACTCTTGGCTGATCGTAATACGGGTCATCAATTTTTTCAAGCCCCAATAATTCAAGAACCCTATTTAATGGCAACCCCCTATCCATTAGCGGGGTTAACCATTGTACCATATCTTTTACATCGTCCTGAATTTCGCTGTACACGGTCATATCAAAATCAATCACAAACTTTTTATCCAACCCCCACTCACTAACCGCTTTTCTTGTTAGGCTATCCCGCTTCCGGGTTAATCTTGGCATACAGGCCCTCAACGTTAACGACTTCTCAGCTTCAGCGAAATTGTTATAGGCTTTCTGGTCGTCATTCAATAACTGTGAAGGAACGCCAAACGGGTTACACAACATTCTTAAGCCCCACTTTTGGGCTTCTATTATTTGCATTTCTTCGCTACTCAGTCCAATAGGCAGCCAACCCATATCATAGCCTCCGATACCTATACGGGAGCGGTTTGAAGTCCCGGCCCACTCAGTAGTCATCGTACCTTTCAGCCTACTAACTTCTTCAAACAATAACTCACCGTCCACACTTCCAGGCGTACCTTTCAAGTGCAATACACCCTTCACCCCTTCGTTTTCAAAACCCGCTGTTTGTGCATCTACCCCGCTATTGCTATTCTGCATCCTTTTTAAAGATGCCTTTAGCGGTGACACCCCGTACAAGTTATTACCGTTCACTTGCCAGTCAGGATTCCATGTTTTTTCGTGCAAAATATCTTTAGCCAAATATTCTATTGTCGGCCATATATTAACGTTATATTTTTCAACTGTTGAAGGGAATGTATCTGTCGCAAATATATTTACATATTGCGCCGGGAGTAAGTTCAACTCTTGCGGCAGCCCACTATTAGCACCTTTATCTAACATAGTAGCGTAAGTGTAATTGTTACCCATTAGACACTCATAACCGATACCGTTAGCAACAAATTCGTTAAACGTTTCAGTCCTATTTGGGTATTTCAATAAGTCGGCCCACTTGCCAGGGTTACCGGCCAATCTTAACGCCTTACGTTGGTAAGCGGCAGCCATTGCGTAATCCTTAGCACCCCATGAAGATTTTCGCTGCATCCCTTGTAAGCACTTGTAAGCCGTTTCATCAACGACCTCATAAATTCCCCACGGCGCAACGCGGCACTTATCCATTATAAGATTTACAATACTGTAAATAATATCGTTGATATTGTAGCCCTTCGTTAAATAGGTAGTGAGGTTGTCTGTGTAGGATATAAGCCTGCCGTTTATTAGCTGGTATTGAAACCCGTTATTAGCGGGAATGCTGGATGCTTTACTTTCCAGGCGGCGGCTTAATAGGCTCATTTATATATTTTTCTACTGCTAAGGTAAGTATTTCTATTGATTTATGAATTACACCCCAAATTTGCGCCACTAAATCAGCCGCCCACTCTAACAGTAACAGGGGTATGTAAACGATGTAGAGGAGTTTTTTCATACGCTTGTCGCTGTCATTACAAATTTAGGTTTTAATTCGAACCACATTCGCATTAATATCGCATCCCAAAAGTCAGGACTTCGCCCGATAGCTTCTTTAATCTTATCTTTTGGCATTAACCCTTTCTTCATATCGCTATCCAAAAGTTTCTGCTTCACCTGTTCAAACTCCTCAATAATCAAAGGCTGCATCCAATCTTCACACTCCAAATATAAACCATTTGTATTAATTATTTCAGCCATCCTAAAACCACATTGACTTTTGATGTTGTCAAAATTTTCAACAACCGGCTTCCCATTTGCATCTAACGGTTTCTTCGGATCAGCCATTGGCCGGGCATTATTGGTAAATCCTTTAAACCCTCCGAAGTCCTCAACTCCGGAACCCATGCCATCGCTATCAACCAGCACATCTGACTTGCCGCATCCCATTCGATGCCGGGCCGCCTCAATATTAGTAGTCGATACCGTTAGTTTCTCTTTTGAATAAGCCTGCACTTTACCCCTCATCCCGTTCCACTCTATTATCACAATCCTATCACCACCTAACCGGGCTATGTCAGCGGTGATACACTTACGCCCTTCCGGTACATGATTGTTTGTGAATACATCAACCGCCTTTTCGTAATCAATTAAACAGGCGGGATCCGTATCAGTTTCCCACTCACCATGCAGCAACCTTTTTTTCTCATTCGTGTTTAATACCCGCTCCAAATTTTCCAGGTAGCCATCGGGTAGCCGCTTATTATCCTTTGGGAGGGCTTGCACAAATTTCTTCCATACATCTAAGGTTCCTGACTTATATGGTTTATAGTAATCCCGATATAAATAATTTTTAGAAGGGTTACAAGTTTGTAACAATTTAGGGTGCAACCCGTAAACATCATTTTTCCAACGGCCTATACTTGCCGATAGATTATTTTTAGCCGCCTCAACTAATTCCCCAGCTTCCTCTATAAAACCCCGTGTCATCTGCATTGAACCGAAACGATAGTAATCAGGGTCGCTTGGGGCGTAATCAGCATCGAGTAAATAAATACGGGACTTGTTGTTTAACTCAAAATAATTATCCTGCCCGTTGTACTTCCAATAAGCTGATGTAATCTTCCAATGTGCGAACACTTCATGTATGGAAGGGATAGTAAACTTACGGATATTAGTAAGCGATTTTCTGGCAATGAAGTAGGACGTTTCCGGGTAAATAAAAGCGTCCCCGAAAATAAGGGACACCCCTAAGTAAGACTTACCACTACCTTTTGACCCACCGTAAACAATGTCGGACGTTTCTTTATCTAACCAATACCGGGCAACCTCTTTCTGCTTTTCATTGCCATATGTGTTGAAGGTTAATTTCATTCGTAGATCGAAGGTACCGGGTAAAGTGCCTCAAAGTTAATAAACTTCGCCGTGTGTTCATTCGTGCTGAAAAACGGGCCGCTTGCAACTTGCCCTTTCTGCCTGATTTTACAGTCGGGCAATTTAACACCACCACCGATAAAATTACCGTACAAGGATTTACTTAAGTATTCTTTATTAAACCAATCTACATCATTCGACTCCCGGTATTTCTCCCGGTTAATAACCATTGGTGTATGTATATCGTAAAACAATCCATCCGGGTAAACATTCATAGTATTGTTACGCCTTACGTTATACTTACCAAATACTTTTGCATCCAATAAAAAGCAGTTATAATAATTCGGCAATGTTTCGTCAAAATCTTCCCTGGCAAAAATATCGTCATTAGTATATAGAAAATCTTCGTAAGGCGACCGGCTTATTTTAGTCATTATATTAAACTCCTTCCGGGGGGTATCTTCCATTGGTATAAATTCCCCTTTGTACCAAAATGGCTTTTCACCAATAAGGCAAACGCCTGATAATGGTTTGAAGTGCTTAACCAGCGACCTGATTGCATAACGCAACTCTAAACCGTTGTTAATGCAGTTACGGTATGGTATGACCGCTTTTATTTTAAAAATTCTTTATACCGTTCTATTAACTTCCCGTTGCTATGTGCCTCATAAATTGGGCATAACGTATCTGCAAAGTCTCTAATTATATTATCAATAGTATTATTTTCAACCCGTATCGTTTCAGGTAAGTGCCGGAACATTTCACTATCACTTACACCAATAGGACGTTTAACAGACAAAGCGTAATCAATAGCTGAGGATAACCCCCTGCCATGTGATTGCCGGTATAAAAATAAATTTATAGTATTCGCTGCCAAAAAATCTAACAAATCTGATTGACTTAAATAATCATGGTTAATCTCAACCTCAATACTGCTGCCTTTTAAGATAGCCCTCACCTTGTCAGCCTCCCGTCTTGCTAAGTATCCGTCCCTGTCACCGTACTCAGCGAAAGGTATATTTAATTTAATAGTAGCAGATTTATATTGCGCTTTCACTATTTCGGCTATCCGGGGGAAGTTTTTATCAGGGAACCCAAAACCAAAACTACCCACCGTAAAATTGTTTGACGGGGTAACATTATCGCAATTAAATAATGGTCTTATACTGGTATCAATTATTTTGTCAGGCGTAAACTGCATAGCAGCTTCATGAAAAATAGCGTAATGTTTTATACTTCTATCAATAACCCCGTCAGTAACAAAGCCTAATGTAGCGTAATGGTAATTGTATAAAACTATGTCGGGTCTTGAGATGGCAACCGCCTGCAAATAATCAACTTCATTATTTACCTCTGACAATTCAATATCGAAATGAGGTTTAAGTATGTTGAATAATCTTAAACCATAGTCAGCAACCCCGCATTGTTTAGCCTTACGGCTTATCATTAATATTTTCATACCAATCTTCGTAAATTAACCCAAAATAATTTGGGTCTAAACATTTAACGTCTTTATGCGATCTATTAAATCCCTTTGTAGTAAGGTACTCATAAATTCTTTGCTGCCGGTCACTTCCCTCCAAATATTGGTTGTGTTCAATAGTGATAAACCGTACATGGCTCCTTTCAAAATTAAACTCTTTTATTACTTGTTCTTCTTCACCATCAACATCAATAGATAAGTAGTCAATAACCTTTGGCATCCCTGGAATAACAATTCCCCTACCCGCATACATTTTTAATGTAGCACATTGTCTATTTAATTTCAATTTTTCAAACGCCCCGCCCGGTTCAACACATACACCCTCCCAGCCTGCTGTTTCTAAGGCGTATGTATTGCTGCTTTCAATCCCATCATGCGCACCAATATCTACAAAAAAACCATTAGGCCCGAATCTGTTTAATACATATTCATCCTGCCCGGCCTGACTATAAAACATAACTAAACTTTTTAAATATTTTTTCTTCTCCAATATAAGCCTTCGCATCCACCTGGTTTAATACTCCTATTCGTGGGACATCTAAGGCATGAGCAATAGCAAGAGGTAATGATTGCTCCCCTGCAAAGTGATTACAGGATGCAATAATTGTAAATAATTCAGATAGCGACACGAAGCTATTACCTATGTCCTCGCCTTCTACTTCCGGCCACCTTCCGGCTCTTGCAGGGTGTAAGCTAAAATGTGCAACGTTACGGCTCGATCCTTTTGGCCACTTCATCCATGCTATTCCGTTAATAGGGACATTAAACATCTTTGAAAGTAATACTGTCCAATTATCACTATACGCCTTACTTCGCCACATATTTAGATTTATTGCATCTTCACCGTTATACACTTGAACACTATTAGCGTAATCTTGGAATAATAACACAGGCCTTAATTCTTCTACCGTTTTATCAATATCGTAAATAAACCCGTCTGAATGTAAATCCCGGCGATCTGTTATATATAAATCATGTTTACCTGGTGTATTAGCCACCACATACATCATGTGAATTAAATCACCCATCCGACCACCTAAAATAAATTTAGCCATAAGATTTACCTTGCATAGTTGACTTATAATCAGGATTGCTTACCCAGCCATCCGCAAACTCATTCGTATTTGGGAAGTAAGGAGTATAATCATACACCGGGAAATTATATTGATGCCACCCATAACCGATAAACCCCTCCGCTTCGTGCCTATGTGTTAAAGCTGGTTTTGGCCACGTCCGCATTAATTCGCAATGTGTCCAAAAAAAAGTACCAGCAAACATAAAGTTACCCACTTTGTGTTCTGGCATTGCACCTATAATCGGTTGAATCCAATGGCAACCTACTGCCCCGTGTGTTTTTAATTTCTCAACACAATCAGACCAATTAATAACGTTCCAATAAATCATAGACCTTCTCCAACGAATGTTAACCGGGGAAGAATTACTCGACCCCTTACTGTGAGCATAAAGAATTAACCCATCGTTTAATTTAGAGAACTCCCACATAGGTATCTGTGTCACTTGTTCCCAACCGTTATCGGCTTCAGCTATGATATTAAAAAAGATACCTTGCTCAACTAAAAACTGCTTTACCGCTTTTCTATTTCTTATACTACCTACAAGTCCAATGTTAAAAGTAGTAAGGTTGTCAATCAATCCTTTTCTTAAGGCGGCTATATGTTCAGTAACGGCATCTCTCCAGTTACCATCGGCAAATACATGATAGAAATGGTGCATTATTATTTCTTTTTGTTCTTGTTTAAATACGCTTATATGTTCACTCCCCCTTTCCAATCTTTTACCATAACCAGTATCCCATAACGGAGAAACGTTTATTGCCGATACTTGTACGCATTGCTTCCCCATCTTTAAAACTTGACGGGTTAACGTATGGCCGCCTCCCCTATGTTCAAACCATAACCCTTGCTCCCTGGTCATCACCGGATCACTTGGGAATTTTATATTAAGTGAACACTCTTTAGTGATGCAATACGCAACGGTCCTAACGTGGGTAGCTACTGCCTGTGAAATTTGCATGGCTGCAATTCCCACATCTGTTTGCATAGCATTTAAGAAAGGGGTAATAAAATCTTTTTGCATTGGGAAAACATCATCTGTAATCCAAAGTAAGCACTCCCAGTCGTTAGGGAAATTTTCAAGTCGTTCTTTGAATACGTCTTGAACTGCTCCTATGTCCCGGCCTATGTTGTGACGTGGAATATATTTAACGCCGGGAACGTTACATATTTCTTTGCATAGTTCTTTTTCTTCGCCGGTATGTATTATGTGTAAATCAATCCCGTGTTGTTCGCATTGCTGCCAGCAGTATAGCCACCTTTTAAGGTTGCTGTATCTGTTATAGACTATAACGGCAACGGCTACTTTCATTTCTTCTTAGTGGTGTCTATTTGCGGACGGACCTGATTGATTATATCCGTCTGCAATGGTACTATCACACTATCCTGAATGTACTTAACTTGCCGGGAAGGGAGGTCTGAATTAATCAGTACGTTGTTGATATACTGCATACCGTTTAAATGTTTCTGCCATTGCTCTAAGGTGAGTTTGACGGTTAACGGTTTCAAGTCAACAAACGCAAAGAACGGGATTAGTAGTAAGAGGGGGAGGAGTTTTTTCATAATGTTTTAAATTTATTCCATAAAGAAATCATATAGTTTGCAAGTTCTTCTCTTTCTTCCGGTGTCATTTCTTGTGAATCAATGCCTCTATCATAGCCCTCATAAATATCGCCATTGGGGTTAATGCCGATTATTTCATTATTGGCATTAATACGTCTGCCTGTTGTTTCAAACAATAAACCATCTTCTGTTATTTTCATTTAAGTATGTTTTTTATAATACGAGGTATTTTAAAGTAATCATAATGAAAAAGAATAGTTTGAAGGTTATCTATAAAATCATACCCGTCATTCCCAATAGTTATTACGGGGTTCATTACTCTTTTAGAATCCAGTAAAAACGCTTCTTTTATTTCCAAAAATGTATGCTTCACAATATGTGTTAGAAGTGGAACGTCTTGAGTAGACTCATAATTTATTTTAATGTAAGATTTCCCTTTCATTCTATTACATATTTTAAATATTCTAACTGAAAATTGTTTTGCTCACACGGTGCAAACCATTGGCTTTTCTGCACCTTAAAAGTATCTAACCATCTGCCGTATAAGTAAGCCCGGTTGCTTGTATCGCTTCGCAGTAACACCGTGTCCCTTGTGTACTTATGGCTTACTATATAAGTATGGTTCCCTGGTTCCTGCACATAGTCTTTAGTGCAGGCGGCGAATAGTAGTATTAGGAGTAAATATCTCATATCCAAACTTTTTTACCCCACCCATAAACAAATGTACGACCTGACTTCAAAGAGGTGTAAGTTGCTAACTTTTTTTTATGGTCAAGTTTATTTAACTCATACCGTACATTACCGGTTAGTGATAAATAGAAATTTTGCATATCTGGTAAGTCCTTCAACTTTCGGAGAGTTAAAACCCCGCAATGAGTGCTTTTATTTGACATAAAATAAAAATCCCCTATCGACCGGAATCTCAAGGGGAAATTAATTTGAACGAATCCAAATCGTTTTACATTCCGGCGTATAACGATCTGTTTGAAATGCTAAGATAGTAATTAAATTGAAAACCCGGTAAATAAAAATAAACCGGGGAAAATGTAAACCTGTTATATGAGAACATTCAAATCCTAAACTATATTCATGCCGGTAATCTGTAGCGGCCCGCCATCAGCCCCGGTCAGTTCGGTTCGTTCTGCGTATCCACGTTTGCGGCCTTTAGTCCGAAGGTAAAAGGTAATAGCTTGGTCAGAGGGTGGGACCGTGTAAATATGCTCAGTAGTTTTGTCTTGAACCATAACCCCGTTAACCTTTTCAAACAGTTTGCTTTCTACAAAGTCAATAGCTGATTCTTGGATTTCATCACAAGCCTCTTTAAATTCTAAGTCGTTTTTAAGCCATTCGTAGAAGGTTGACCGGGCTATGCCTGCATCATGGCAAGCGTTGGTGATAATGCCGTGACGGGCTTCTAATGCTTCCAGAACAGCCTTCTTTATGTCCGATTGTAGCCTATCTTCCATATTTCAAATTTACATACTTTTCTTCAATTACAAAATCTTCGTTTATGTCGGGGCCGTAGCGGGCGGCTACTTTGAACGGGTAGATAGAGCCCGCAAAGATGCGGACTCCTCGATGTAATGCTGTAATAAGTTTCCGGGTGTTGTCCACGTTGTAGAATTTATACAGGTGTTTGGTGGCAAGTTGAACGGTTCTGAAAGTCCCGATCAGTTCCTTTGCTTCGGCGTTGTAAAGTTTGATGGAGGGCATATAATGGTTTTATAATTAAGTTGCAGAAAACCGCAAAGGGTAAGAACTATTGAAATTATGTTACCCGGCTACAATTCAATATGGGTAAGGGTTTCAGCGTTTTCGGGTAAGATAGGTAGGATAAAAAGCGTTTTTTCACACTTTCCTATATCCATAATACACCCCCTCCCTATTACGCTATATGTAACGCTGTATATTATGTATATTAACCCTTGTGTATTTTATATATATTATCTTACCTATCTTACCCAAGTAGGTATAATATATTAATAATCAAAGAACTAAGGTGGTAAGATAGCCATGTTTTTTATGTTACCCGGCTCTTACCCTTCTTACCACACTAAAACGTTATTCCTGAACCATTTGGGATAAATGAGCCTTTCAGCTTGTCTTTTTCCTCAATTAAGTACACATAATTGCCCGATCTTTTTACCCGTTCAAACTTCAATCTTTTCAATTCCATCCCGATTCTTCGCAGGGAATACTTTTGGACAGTTTTTGTCTCCAAAATGTTTTTAACCTCCGAAGTGGTGAGAAAATAATCGGTGGAATGAGTAAAGAACTTCTGCAGCATTTCGTTTTCAAGTGACACCTCTTGAAACTTATCTGTATTTGTTGCCAAGCGGTCAATATCTTCCCGGCTTAATTGCCAATCGTAACCCGATTTGTAAAGGTGCCAGGCTTCCATAATCAGGGACGTTTTATTGATGGCGTTCATGCTGACTATGTTTACCCCGGTTATTTCAATAGGAATAAGGCGGCGGTTTCCGGTCGGGTCATTAAGTATTTCTAAATCATTAGTGGTTCCACAAAGAACGGCTAACCGGTCAAGGTCAACGTTCATTTTACCGTAAGGCTCCCGGAGTGTAAACGTTTGTTTAGATAACATGGATTTAAGGTGCAGGGCATCTTTTTTAGACTTGCCCCCGCATTCGTCATCCATCACTATTAACTTTTGTGTCAGCATTAAATTAAAATCGGTGTCTTTCATTCCAGGGGACATTTCGGCGTAATAGCTGCGAAGTTCTGCAGGAAGTAAACGGCGGAAGGCTTCTGTTTTCCCGGTGCCTTGTTTTTCCCCGGCGAAGATCAACATTAAGGGGGAGTGGTTGCCGTAAGCGGAGGCAATTATTGAAACCAGCCACTTTTTACCGAAATACTTTATTTCGTCTTTAGTCTCGAAGCAGCCGAAAAAAGCATCAATAACTCCTTCGTGGTTGTTTTCTTTATTCGCATTGAACCAGTCATGCAGCGGGTTATAATCGATTGTGTTGTTGCTGAAAAGAACTTTACAGAATAGTTCAAAGGTTAGTTTATCGAACATGATAAGGCAATCGAGATACATGGTGTTAAGATGAATTTCATCTAATATCTTACCATCGTTTTCAAGTTTGCGGGTAATAACATTCCGTTTTAATTTGTAGTGATGCTTCAGGTGCATTCTTAAACGGTCAACTAAAGGGGCCGCTTCGTTCGTATCGTTGGCGAAGGCTTGCTGAATAATGTCATCTACCCCCGTTATGCCTTCGAACTTTTCTAAATTGGTGGCGATTGTTTTAGCATCCAGACCTGACTTTTTCATGCTGCTGGTTGCGGATGCAATTTTCTTTGTCCGTTCGGACGTGGTGTTTATTCCTGCCTGCTTTGCGTGCCAGTATATAGTTGCTATCGTTATTTTGTTTCCAGGTCTGCCGTTGCGTTGTAAAGATTGTGTGTACTGCTTATCGCATATTGTGGGGTCATATTTCGAAGATACCGAACTAAGGGAGTGGAAGTATTGGCGGCCGGCTTCCCCGAATTGATCTGCTAACCCGAAACCAATATCCCGCCAATCCCGGTAATCTTCAACACAAGAAACGCCCTGATTAACCATTTTATTCACCACTTCGTCAAATTCCGATTGAACGAAAATAGTAATCGGGATAGATTTCTTTTTTGGTTTAGGCAGGTACTTTTTAAACGTAAGGCATTTATCATTAACGTATAAATCAGGGTCATAAGAAACGAACCTTGCCCGGCTTTCATTAATTCCGGTACTGTCAATCAGTAGTTGATACTTTCTTATAAAATAATCGGCGATAGCCTCAAATGAGTCCCGGTGTTTTTCGGGGTTGATTTTGAATATTACACAAAGTCCGTTTCCGGAACATGAAGCGAATAAAGAAAATATATACGGGTCCTGTTCCAATAGAACACGGGTAGATTCAACTTCGCTGTTAAGGTCATCGAGGTCAATAGCGATAAGTCCTGAATGTACTTTACAATCGGTGTCTATTCGTTTGCCGAATACACCCGATATTGTTACGTTTGGCAGCTTTGTTTTTTCTGCCCTGCGGATTTCTTTATCCTGAATGGTACGAATTTTTAGAACGGCATCCTGCCATTTACCTTCTTTTATATCAGAAAGGAACTCAAGTATAGTGGTGAACTCTTTACTTTCTGTTTGCTTTACGTTGGAGTAAATGGAGATGTTCATAAATTAAAGAAGATAAAAAAGCCCCGGACGTAGGAGTGTCGCAGGGCTGGTAATAAATCTTACCACCACCGTCTTAAGCTCCTACCCAAAAGACGGCGATTATTATGCTAAGTTACTAAATCATACTGAATAAAGAACTCCTCAACGGTTTTAATAAACAAATATTCGCCGCCTGCTTTACGTTCAAGTGCTTGCTCTTTAAGTTGCGCCGGGGAAGGTTTGTCAGATCCAATTTTGATTTCAAACATAACCGACTTGCCTTTAATGGTACTGCTTATATCAGCCGAACCTTTGCGGGTAGAACCTGGAATGAATATACCGTTCACTTGCCTGCCTGCCGAACTAATACGAGTTGCCCGGCATCCTTGCCATGTTAGGTATTCAATAATGAACTGTGTTAACCCGTTCGCCGTTCCGGTATCTGGCATCTTCGGCTCAAGATAATGACCATCGCTGAATGTCAGCGGAAACCGTTCTTTAAACCATGCTTTATGAGCATCATTATAACGCTGGATTAACTCAGGCGGTATCGTTGACCGTTTGCGTTTTACTTTCTTATCTAACGACTTCAACAACTTCTCCGCTTCGTGTATATCGGCGATAGGCAGGCGAACGAGTGCCTTGTCAGCAGCTACCTGTAAATCTACACGGTTGCATTTGATGGAACGGTGGTGCCAGATTTGATATTTCACCTCGTCTATGGTCATAGTACAGCTACCCGGTACGAAGTAGGGGTATTGTATTTTGGTGTAAAATTACCAAGTGATGGGCGGGCTTCTTGTATAGTGTTTATTATAGCTGATTCGTCTACCCACCGTTCGTTTTTGAACGTAATATTATCTCCTTCCTTTAATTCTTTATAGGTAACAATTCTTAGTTGCCCATCTTTGTATCTTCTTAATAACTGCTCTGAGTTGTAAACGCTTAAATTTTCCATGTTGTTAATTTTAAATTGGTTTAAATAAATCTCCTTGCATTATCGCATTATTGTACCGCTTAACGGCGGCTTCGTAATAGTCTTTATCCAATTCACACAATATACAGTTTCTACCTTCTAATTCTGCCGCTACTGCTGTCGTTCCACTTCCCCCGTAACCATCAAAAACTAAATCACCAGGATTGCTATATGTTTTAATGAGGTAACGAATAAGAGGTAAAGGTTTTTGGGTGGGGTGGTCGCTTTCGGTAGTTCGATTGCCATTAGTAAAATCTAATACTGATATGGGATTTCTTATACCGCCGTCATCATATCTACCTGCGCCATCTTCTTTAAACTTTCCGTAGTTTGAATTTGTACGGGTATTATTTCGGATGCCATATTTTCTAACACCCGTTCCTTTTTGGGGGTTAAAAGTCGGTAGTGTATTATAGAAAACAAGTATAGATTCATGATTTCTCATAGGCATTTTATTCGCATTAAGAAAACCAGTACCCAAAGCCTTGTACCAAATCAAATCGTACTTAAACATCTTCCTATTGCTATTTATCAGGTCTGCAGCAAATGGTTGAGTTGCGAAAAATATAAATGCTGCATTCGATTTTCCAACCCGCAACCATTCCGGCCACATCTTCTTGAGGTCAGGCGCTATGTCCCAATCGTTTTGAGTAACGCCAAAAGGGGTGTCCTGTAAAAATAGGTCAACCGTTCCCGCCTCCATTGTTAGTAGCTTTTCGTAACAATCAATATTCAGTAGTTCAATCATTCCCGTAATTTTACCCCGGCCTGTCACGCCGGGGCGGTTAGTAGTAAGAGGTTAAAAAGGGAGATCTGAATTATCAGCAGCGGGCGGCGCATCTTTTGCGGTGGCCTTCGTTATCTTGCCATCGGTCCAAAACACTTTGCCGTTCCCGATATAGGTTTTCGGGGCTTTAGCATCCCGTTGCTCTTTGGTTTGTTCCGCATACATCGAAACGTTCTGCCCGAACTTGTTTGTTTCATCATTAACGGCAATCGTATAATTTTTATACGTTCCGTCCGGTTGTTTAAATCCAATACTTATTAATGCTGCCATTGTTTAGCCGGTTAAGAGAGCCGGTATCTTTTATTGAATGATTAATACATTTATTCCCAAATAGTTTCTCCCGAATTGATAACGTCCTGCCGCAATCGAAATGAGAACAAATGTCAGGTTCCCTGGTTGACACCGGCTGAAACGGTATCGGCTTTAATTTATAGCTTTCATCATTAGCGATCCTTACAACGGACGAATAAGATACGGAAAATTTGCGGGCCGTTTCCACCCACGGATTACTTTTTGAATGAAAGTAAATATCAATTCTTGTATCTATTGGTATCGGTGTCATAATTGGTTGAATAAAAACCCCGGCTATTACTTAACCCAAGTTATTCGCCGGGGGTGCCAGCATTGTGCTGAAACAAGTTAATCCCGCCCCGGTCCGTCCGGTATTTCAACGGGGAGCAGGGCGTAATATTCTTTATTATCCATTGGTTTGAAATTTAAGTAATTCGGCCTTAACTTTCTTAACGTCTGTCGGTGTTTTGCATTGAGTAACGGCGATCTCGGCGGACTCCTTTCTCTTATCATCCATTGTAGAGGTTTTAATTAAGTCAGCCAATTCCTGCATTTCTACTCTTGTTGGTTGCCAAGTGGCGGCAGGGGCTTTCCCTGTTGCGGCGTTGGCATCATCATCTTCCGTTCCGATATTAGTAATAGAAGATAAAGCATACCGCCGGGCATAAGATAACCCGCTACCATGTCGCTGGGCATCGTTCACTTTATCAACTACTATGCGGGTAAGGCTGCTGATATATTCCCCGGATTCGTGCAGCAATATCGTTTCTA